CCATCACGTGCCAATTTAAGAATAGCATTCGCTTCAGCATGAATTACCTCGTCTTTCGTTTTAGTTACAACACCACCATCCTCATGAACCTCAACGATCTCTTCGCATTCATTAGTCCAACCAGATGGCATACCATTATATCCGATTGAGATAATGCGATTATCTTTAACAACACACGCACCGACCTGCAATCGCTTTGCACTGGACAGCTGAGCAAATCTCTCAGCTGTATCCATAAATGCATCAATCCACTTTTGTTTCATTGTGTGCTTTCATTGCAGTTTCTATAATATTCAACTCTGCAGGTTCTTTCAAACCTCTCCAGAAAGCAATAGGATCTTTGGGTTTCTTGTTATCGATTGTCCACTTCTTACCATTCCACTTTGCAAATTTGTAGAATGGCCAATTGTTGTTTTCTTTTGTTTCGTAGTAACCGACCTGCTCAGGATTAATCTCAACAGGATACCATTCAGTAACAGTTTCCTCATACGCTTCGTTCTCTGCTTCCATCTGCAGTTCTTCCTGGCGACTATGATAGTAGTCAATTAGACCAGTAAAATCTTTAATTTCTTCAGGGAGTGCTTCTAGAGATTCAAGATCGTCCATGTTATATTCATATTGATCGTCTTCACCATCTTCCCACTTACCGCAGTATCCCATACCACCTTCATGATAAACAGCATCTACGTGCCAGTTATTTTCAAACAGGAATTCATACAATGCAATCGGTGGTGCCCATGCAGTTTCAAATGAGATCCAAACAGTTTCATCATCATAACGATCCCAGTCAATAACAGAAATATCCCACTTGGTTCCCCAGTAGTTTACATTCCACTCATACCAATTTTCTTCTTCAGATTCTGGACGTGGACGTAGATGTTGGAAAACTTGTTGATTGTCTTTATCTTCCAAGACAGCAACAAGAGCATCAATGTTCTCTTTACTCGAAGTTAGAGTTGCAGCATTATCACACCAATTAGGCATTTTGGTCACCTTTCAAAAATTTCATAATAAAATTATACAGGAAAACTACAATTTTGTCAAGTATAGTTTTCTTAGTTGCAAACCTCGCAGTTAAGCTGTGGCTCCACTTGCTGGAGCCTGAGAGTTTTTTGCTTTCTTTTCCTTCGTAGCTGGTGCAGGAACAGTGGGGAAAAATTCAGAAACTAATTTCTGTGTAATCTTTGGATACATCTTGGTAAGTTTCTGATCTTTAATTGCAAGAATCAATTTAGATTCGAATGGATGCAATCCTTCAAGGAGTTGAATGAACAATGATTCTCTGCGCACTTTATTTAAGTCTGCACGACAGAATACATACAACTTCTTAGCTTCCATATGCAAGTTTGCTGGACTCATGCCGATGGGTGCAGCGTCTTCTTTGAAAGGAGGATCTCCCTCAGGTAGAAAGAACTTCTTGTTGGGGTCAAACGCATGCTCAAAAATCAAACGCAGTGCACCATTATCTTTATATTTTGTAATATTAACTGGATTATCATTGATCTCAGTCAACATCTCAGTAACTAATTTTGTAGCCATTAAAAATCCTCCAATTCATCTAATAGTAAACGACATTTATTGGCGATTAAATAATTCATTATCGTCATCTTGTCGGATGTCGTTTTATAATCCGCATAGGTATCTATAATTTGCTTTGACACATCGTCAGGAATAAATTCAAAATCAACCAGTGTTTGATTGCGATGCCAGTTGCGACGTTCCTCATCTGTATTACATGCAACAAATCCATTTTCAATAAATTCCTGCAGACGTTTTGCAGAAACAGGTTTCTGTCTTTCGCCTTTGAGGAATACATCATCGTTGCTCAGAATGTTTGGAATACCATCGTCACCTGCTTTAACAATGTGTGTAATAGTTTTCTCATGCAACTCTTTCTTAGTTGCTTTCACATACTTCTTCTGAATCGGTGACCACTGAGTTATGTTATCATATTTTTGCAACTGAATGAAGTCGCCATCCGATGATACAACTAAAATCTTTTGTGGCTCTTCA